TGATCGCCACCGAAATCCTGTGGAACCGAACGAAACGCCAGTTCGGCGTCTGCTCGGTGAAGCTGCGACCGTGCCGGAAAGACTGCCTCCCCGCTGGTCCGTGGATTCCCACGACGGGCGGGTGGTATGACTTCACCGGCTCATCGTGGCCGTTCCCGCAGCCCGCACTCATCGGCGGCGCGTGGATCAACATCGCGTGCGGATCATGCTTCTCCGACTGCTCGTGCTCGCACATCTCCGAAGTGCGCCTTCCATATCCGGTAGCCTCGATTACCGAGGTCAAGGTTGACGGCGTTGTGCTGCCTTCCACGGCTTATCGCGTGGACAACTTCAACCTCCTCGTTCGCATCGACGGTGAGGAGTGGCCGCGGTGCAACGATATGAACCTCGAAGACACCGAGGTAGGTACGTGGTCGGTGACCGCCGATTACGGGCAGGAGGTTCCCGAGCTCGGCAAGCTCGCAGCTGGTCAGCTCGCGGTGGAGATCGCGAAACGGTGCGTGAACGCCTCCGGTTGCGTCCTACCATCCGGCACCGTGCAGGAGGTGACGCGGCAAGGCGTCAAAAAGGTGTTCTTCGATTCAGAGACGGCGTTCAAGGGCGGCATGACGGGCATGTACTGGCCTGACCTGTTCATCAAGACATTCAACCCCTCCGGTACCGGGATGGCGAACATCTTCGACATCGACGGGCCGAAGCATCGACGGGTGGGGACTGCCTGATGGTATTCACCAATGCGAACCCGTTCGCCGGTTACGAACTTGCTGAACACCTGCGAGACTGCATCGTTCCCTACCTTGAGGGCACGACCACCGGCCTGCCCGGTCGGGTGTGTATCACTACGGGGCAAATCGCTTGGGACGATTGCGAGTGCGGGCAGCTCGTTGTCTCGCTTGACAGTCCGTACGAGTCGGGCACGTTCCCGAACCCTTGGGACGCGACAGAGAACGCGGGCACGCGCAAGTGCGGGGCTCCGCTGTTCGTGTTCCAGTACACGGTATCGATGCTCCGGTGCTCGCCGACCGGCGACGACATGGGGAATCCTCCCCCCTGCTTGGAGGTCGACGCATCGGCGCGCGTGGCTATCGAAGACGCTTGGGCGGTACGCGCTGGGTTGATGTGCTGCCTATGTGCTGGAACGACACGAACCGATGGCGTGAAACTGTTCGATCGGTACACGATCGGACCACAACGCATGGTTGGTCCTATGGGTGGCTGCCAAGGATCGGCGGTCACGGTGCAAATCGGTGTCGTCAACGGTGGTTACCCGTGCGACATCAGTTAGGGGAACCGGTGGCGACATCACGAGTCAAGCACTCCACAAACTACGGGAACATCCGCGTCCTGATGACTTCCCCGTCATCCGGTGTCGTCATGAACCTCCGCGCGCGGGCACTCGCCACACAGACGGCCGCTAAGCGCCGACTCAATTCAGACCCGAGACGTATCGACACAGGGTTGCTCGTCAACTCTATCGAGATTCGGGAGTACATCCGAAACGGTGCTATTGTTGAGCGGATCGGTACCGATGTGGAGTACGCGAATTACGTGTTCCAGGGGACGCGCTACATGGAAGCGAACCCCGCGTTGCAAGACGGATTGCGGGAAGGATTCTCGCAGTTCTCCTAGAAAGGTGACAGCATGACTCGCAAGAGCTTTACCACTCGGAAAGAACCCATCGAGTTCGACATTGACGATGAGGTGTTCAGCCTCAAGGCAAGTATTCCCGCTGGACGCATGACTGAGCTTTCGCGTCTTGCTGGAGAATTGCAGGTAGCTGCAAATGCAACCGCACAATCGCAGGCTGACCCGCGTATCACTGAGTTCTCTCGTCTCGCGGGAGAAATTCTGACACTCGTTTCCCCTGACGGCGCTGAACCAACCAGTCCGGCTGCGCTTGCGGTCTACCGCAAGGCAATCGAGATTCAGACGCTCACTGCGGACGAAAACGGCGACTTCGATGCAGCGAAGCCGATTTTCAATCTGCTTGCTGAAGTCTTCGAGCCCGAATCGCTCACCCGTTTTAATCGTCGATTCGATGGCGAGTACGATGCGATCGATATCGCAACGTTCTCCGAAATTCTCACCTGGGTAATCGGTGAAGCGTTGGGAAAAGGCATTACGTTGCCGCAATCTCCCTAGAGTCCTGGGCCACGTCCGATAAGGTGTGGCCTTACTTTGACGGTTGGTGCGCTTCCCGCAACGTCGATCACATGGATTTGCCATGGGATCGCTGGTTGAACCTGGTTTACTACTTTGCTACGCGGAACGCCTCACCCGAGGACAAAGAGAAGTTCGACGCGGCGATTGCCGAACAGGTAGCGGAGTGGAATCTACGGAAGTCGCAACCTGCTATCGCCAAGGCACTTGCGGCTCCGAAGAGTGGGAAACCGGAACGCAAGCGCGCGCCGAAACCCGCATGGTATGGCGACGACAAGACGAACACCTTCAATTCGAAGGCTGCAATGGCGACGTTGACCGCACCGGGAGTGAGCGGCAGGAGACGCGGGAAATAGGCGGTACACTGTGAGCGCAGGTTAACGGGGTTGAGGTGCGGTAATGGCTGGTCCGCTCGATGAAGCGTTTGTCGAGATCACTGCCGAGCTTGACACTCGGCAACTACAGCGTGCCGCGCGGTCCGCCAGCCGCACTGTTGAGCGGTCGCTCACACGAGGTGTTGACCGCGCCGAGAGGTCGATTGCACGGGGCAGCGGGCGAATCGGGTCACAGGCCGGTGAAGATTTCGGCGACGGGTTCGGTTCCGGACTACGCGACACGTTGTCGTCTATTGCTGACATTAAGCTTCCGGTACCAGCTTTTGCCGCATTGGGCCTCGCACTCTCCGCCGCAGCGGCATCCGCCGTGCAGTTCGCAGCCGCGTTGGCACCTGCGGTAGGCATCGTGGCGGCGTTGCCGTCCGGCATCGGCGTGCTATCCGCAGGGCTGTCTACGCTCAATGTAGCGACGCTCGGAGTAGGGGAAGCATTCGAGGCAGCGGCCACGGGCAGCGCCGAAGAGTTTCAAGAAGCCATCGAGGATATGGCACCTGCGGTGCAGGATGCCGCTCAGGCCATCCGGGACATGATGCCGGAACTTGAAGAGCTACGCGACACCGTACAGGATGCGTTCTTTCAGGACTTTGATGATGTTCTGAACTCGCTTGCGGAGACGCTGCTTGGTCCGGTCACCACAGGCATGACCGCAGTCGCCACCGAAGCCAACGGCGTCATTACCGCCCTTGCGGGCGTGGCAACCTCGGCGCAGGGTATCGAGTTCGTCAATCAGAGCTTTGACATCATGGCGACGATCCTTGCCCAGATGCAGGAGCCACTGACGGCGCTATTCGCCGCGTTGCTGAACGTCGGTACCGCGCTCAATGCGGCGTTCGGGGATACCGCAGGGCAGGGCATCGCCGACGTGACAACACGGTTCGCGGAGTTCTTGAACCAAGCCGCCGACTCTGGGCAAGCCGTAGCGTGGGTGAGCGACGCTCTCGCCGTGTTCCAGGCGATCGGCGATATCCTCTCCCCGATCATCGGTATCATCGGGTCGATCGGTGCCGCTGCGCAGGCAACCGGCGGCAACATCCTCGGTGTGTTCGGGCAGGCCCTACAGGTCTTCGATGACTTTCTCGCATCGGCGCAAGGGCAGTCGGCGCTGATCTCGATCTTCGAGGCGCTGAACCAGGTGGGAGCGGCGTTCGGTACCGTCCTGGCGAACATCGCCCCGGCATTGCCCCCGCTTTTCAGCGGTTTGTCTAGTATTCTCAGTGCGGTTATCCCCCTCCTGGGACCTTTGTCTAAATTGGTCGGTTCTGTCCTAGGTGCGCTTGCGCCCATTCTTGGCGCGGTTGCATCTGCCATTCAGCCGCTCATCGGACCTTTGACAAAAGTGCTTGATCTGCTTGGACCGATCCTTGTTGACGCGATTACGGCGCTTATGCCGATTATCGAGCTACTTGCCGATTTGCTCGGCGGTGTGCTAGGTGTCGCAATTGAGCTAGTTGCATCCGTTTTGGAGGCACTAGCCCCGGTTATCTCTGCTGTACTCGAAGCGCTGCAGCCTTTGATCGAGTCACTAGAACCGCTATTTCAGGTGCTCGGCGTTGTCGCAGATCTGATCGGTACTGTCCTTGGCCCGATCATTCAGGTACTCGGCGCCGGCTTGCTGTGGCTTGTAGATAACGTGATTATCCCGTTTGTGATCCCCGTGATTGAACTGCTGAT